AAATTTCTAGAAACTTATGTATAGTCCTTAATAAAAATATCGGAAAATCAGAGAAAATTTGGGCGAATTTGTAGTAAATTGTGGAATAAATGGAAAAACGATTGCAACTTTGATTGGTTTTTATTAGTAACAGTTAATTAACTTAAGTTGCATCGTTGTCTTCCTTGCTACTAACGACAACTTCGAAGGTAAGCTCTTTCGCTTACGCTACAGAGCTATCTTCACACGAAGTGTCATTAAGCAAGGTCATCAAGAGAGATGATGAATTGTAGATTGTTGTGATTAACTGTTATTTTTAATATAATTATTATACCATGACTTTATCAAAAACGCAAGAAATTTTTTTCTCAGGTCATGGAACGCTGAATTCCGACACCTTAGTTAAATGATAAAATATATTATTTTTGTTGATGTGAGTTGTTTTGAGATATTAAGGAATAAGTCTGTCCTTCCTCTTTGCCTCTAAAGCTAGTGATTTTATCCTGCTTAATTCCTTTTGATTGCGTCTTCGCGCAGCGTTTTTCAACCTCTGCCTCTTGGCACTCGGCTTTTCGTAACTCTGACGCTTACGAACTTCGAGCACAATTCCAGCGTTATCACATTTTCTTTTGAATATGCGTAAAGCTTTTTGAGTTGGCATATTTTTACAATCAATTGATGGCATTGTCTCTCCTAGTGTGAAAAGTCCACCCTCTTTTTCTTAGGTAGTGGACTTGTGATTGAATTGACTGTAATGAACGCCCAGGAAATAATAGCAACAACTGTTTTGTTTCAACAGCGTTGTAGTATTTTTTGAGTCTGTGCTTCTCAGGCGTTGTCCATTGTTTAGTCATAATCTATTATATATTGTTTTGAGTTCAAAGTCAAGAAATAAAAAGGGGAGACCTAAGCCTCCCCTCTTCCTTCGAGTTAAGAATTAACCTTCCCATCTAACGCCACGATAAATACCGTCAAAGCGTGCTATGGATTTTGATTTCTTAACTGGGTCGTGCTTGACTCCACGATAAACGCCACCAGTTAAAACTCTTTTTTCAACTGCTACATTTTCGGGAGTTATTTTTATGCCTCTGTAAAACATATTTCCTCCAGTTTACATTCGATTTCGTACTCACGGATAAATCCGCTAACCCTTCTCATGCGTTCCTTCGGATAAAGTTCGGTCTCGTTCGCTACTGCTACTTGCTAACCCTTCTAAAAGAAGGAGGTTTTCCCTTTACCTACTTCCGTCTTACATGGTAAGATGAACGAATTGATATTTCTATCAATTTAATATATTATAACAAAAACAGACCTTGAAGTCAAGAACTATTTTTACCAAGTGTTGATACATTTCTTGACCTTGCACTTATATTTTGCTATAATATATTTATGAATGAAATAGATTATGCGTACATAGCATGGCTAGGGATTGCCGTTTGGGGCGCTTATAAAATAGGCAAACGAGAAGGGATTTCAGCTACGCTAGATTACATGAAAGAGAATAAACATATTGACTTTGAGGACTAACTTAAAAATAGTTCTTGACTTTTTGGTATGTTTTTGATATAATATAAGTATCGGGAGTATTATAGTAATACCTCGATATTTGGTGTATCTACCGATTAGGAGATACAAAGTGTTTAACAAATCGTGAACATTTGGAGGAATAATTATGACGATTGATTTTAGCAAAATTTGGCTAGGTATGGAAAACGACTGGTATATGAAGAACTCAGATACCTCCTACCCTAGATATAACATAGTCGAAAATACAGTAGCAGGCAGTTTTCGTTTAGAGATTGCTGTGCCAGGCTGGCAACAAGAAGAACTAGAGTTAATTCAGGATAAGACTGAATTACTCGTAAGAGGGAAAAAAGAACAAAAACTATCCCGAGAAGAGCAGTTTGTTCATCAGGGATTAAGTCTCAAGTCTTTTGAACGAAAGTTCATTATTAATGCCGACATTCAAGTAGACAATGTCGAATTAGCAAATGGCTTATTGACAATCGCCTTGTCTAGAACTCCGAATTCCACACGAAAGATTTTGGAGATAAATAGTGGAAACAATAGCAACTAAGCTAAGACAGGGTGTAAGAAAATTGTATGATTTTGAAAAACAAGAAGTGGAAAATAAAATGCCATTTACATTAATGATGTGTATATTAGCATTTCTACTTTGGGGAACAACTTCAATTTAATACACTATGGAAATTAGTAAAAAAGCAGTTGAAAAACTACAAGAGCGAACTGCCACAGCAAATGCCTGTGGCGTTCGTCTCTTTTTAACTCAATTTGGTTGTAGTGGATATAAGTATGATTTAAAGTTGGAGTATAAAAAACCAACTTTAGATGATATTGTATATCAAAAAATACTGTATGTTCATTCAAAGAACGAACCTTTTTTATCACAAACCAAAATGGGTTGGGTAGAAGATAAGTTTGGAGAAGAATTTACATTTACAAACCCTCTTGAAACAGCTAGATGTGGTTGTGGAGAGAGTTTTTACATAGGATTAAATAATGATTAAAATTTATGGTAAAGAGGATTGTCCCTTTTGCGATAAAGCTAAACAGTTGTGTAGTAGTAAAGATATAGACTTTAGTTATTATCAACTTGGAGTAGATTATAGCATAAGTGAACTCATGCAGTTGGCTCCAACTGCTAGAACAATGCCTCAGATATTTAAACAATATAATGAAGATGATGCAGTAGAACCTGACACATCTCTCTTACACATAGGTGGCTATGCGGAACTTCAAGAATTTATTAAATGATATGAAGAAGCATACGCTAGACGGAGTACCATATTATCCTAGAGATGAACTACCTTCAGCAGTAGATGATGCCGCTGATGTCATGTCTAAGTATAAAAAAGCAGTAAGTGAACATGAAACTAGAATGGAGAAGTATCGAAAGATATGGAGAGAAAAAGGTTGCTTACATTGGAGAAAAAATGAAGATAAGTAAAGAAGGCATAGCCTTAATTAAAAAGTTTGAAGGAATAGAGTTAGAAGCCTATCAAGACTCAGTTGGAGTATGGACTATTGGATATGGACATACAAAGGGAGTTAAAGAGGGAGATAACATATCCTTAAAGAAAGCAGAACAAATGCTTGAAGAAGAACTTGTAGAATATGAAGGCTATATCAACAACATGGTAGAGTTAGGATTAGAACAAAACCAATTTGATGCACTAGTTGCATGGGTATATAATCTTGGACCAACTAATCTTCGTCAGTCTACTTTATTAAAAGTTTTAAATCAAGGACTATTTAATGAAGTTCCTTATGAGATAAAGAGATGGAATAAAGCAGGTGGAGAAGTATTAAACGGACTTGTTCGCAGAAGAGAAGCAGAAGCCTTATTATTTGAAGGAAAAGCTTGGGAAGATGTATAAACTAAAGTTAGACTCTACTTTACTAATGAAAGCCGCTGCACACGCTAGTCAAAGAGGCATGAGTTTGGAAGAGTATTTAGAAGAATTTACACAAATGCTTGGACAAAAAATTAGACAAGAAAATGCCGATAAAGAAGCAGATTTAATCCTGACTAAACAACAACTAAATGAAAAGGGATAGAAGATTGAAACAATTTTTAGCAACTTGCGGATTTTTTTACTTAGTAATAACAATCTATGAGTTTATGCAATTTATGGGATAATGTATGATATGAATGTTATAGTTTTGCTGGATACAGCATTACAGATTTTTATAGCAGTAGCAGTTGTTAGTTTAATAACTGCTTTTGTAGTATATGGACTTAGTGGTCGTTATACTTTCTTTAAATTTAATAAGAAAAAGGGAGATAGAGATGGCGGCTGGTAATGTTCTTTATTTGGTTAAATGTAATTGTAATAGTTGGACTTATAGTATTTAAACTCTATATGAACTATAGAATAGAAAGAAATATGAAAAGATATCTTAGATATCTTAAACACAAACGAAAACAAAGAGAAAGTATATGAAAACAATTTTAGTTATATTTATTTTAGCAGTAGGTAAGATAGCACTGAAAGCTATTGCTCCTTATGCAAATAAAGCCTTAGATGATAAAATTAAAGAGTGTTTCAAACCAATTAAAGATTATATAGATTACTGTAGGACTTGGTTATAAATGAGTGATAGTATTAATCCTGACCATTATAAGTCAGGTAGTATAGAATGTATCGAAGCAATAAAGGCTTCATTAAATGAGCAACAGTTTAAAGGATATTTAAAAGCAAGTATAATAAAGTATCTATGGAGATATGAAAAGAAGAACGGCTTAGAAGATTTAGAGAAAGCTAATTGGTTTTTACAACGATTAATAAAAGAGGAAGACAATGGAAACATTAATATGGATTTTTACCGTTCCTGAAAAAATCTTTTTCTTCATTTTTAATACTGCAATATGGATAGGCATTGGTTATTTTATTGCAGATGAAATTAGGAAAAGACTATGATGGATAAGAATTTACTAATAAATTTTAGTCCTATATTTTTATTTACAATAGTAAGTTTTACAATGTTAGGACTAAGCTGTAGTAAAGAAAATGTAGTTGTTTCATATGATGAAGCAAGTGAAAAATTTATAAAAAAGTTTGAAAAAGAAGCTTCAGCAGGAAGTATAATGCTGAACAAAGGAGATAGCTGTCAAGTTGTTGATGGCGTCTTTGTAGTGTGTGGACAATGAGTAAAGTATTTATAGGAATTATAGTAGTATTAAGTATAGCTTGTGCTTGGCTTTGGAATGAAAATCAAAGACTAAGAGAAAATAATGCACAATTAAATGTGGCAGTACAAACACAAGAAGAAGCTATATCTACTTTACAAAAAGATTTTTCCTTACAAGGACAAGAACTAACAGAATTAACTAAAAAGAGTCAGGCAGCACAAAAAGAAATGAATCGCTATCTTGATATTTTTAGACGACACAATCTAACAAAGCTAGCAGCTGCAAAGCCTGGCTTAATAGAAACAAGAGCTAATAAAGCTACGAAAGAGGTATTTGATGCAATCGAAGAAATTAGTAGGGATATTGATTGTCTTGACAATAGTGCTAACGAACTGTGCAACGACAAGACAGATTAGTGTTAGTGCAAAGCCAATAGATAGAGAGATAATACAACCTGCATTACCAAGAGAAATAGATTTAAAAGAGCCCAAGTGGTATGTAGTATCAGAAAAGAATATAGACGAGTTCTTAGAAAGAATTAAAAAAGATGAAGGGCAAATAGTATTTTTTGCTATGTCAGTTCCAGACTACGAATTGATGGCATATAATACACAAGAGTTAAAAAGATTTATAACAGAACTACAACAAGTAATAGTATATTATAAGGAGGTTACTACAGTTGCTGATTAGTTGGTACAAGAATTTATTTAAGAAAGAAGAAGAAAAGAAAGAGGACAAGTGTCCTTATATAGAATTTGTTGAAGAACAAGAAAAAGTTTTAAAGAGGAATGACAATGGCACAAGTGCATGAAATGATTTATATGAAGATGACTAATGGAGAGTACATCTATGGCAGTAATTTAGACATTGGCAAGTATAGTGTAAAATATAACTGTGAATGTGAGCGCGAGTTTGACCATGTTCCTCCTTGCAAGTTAGAAGGGCAAGGCGGATATTCAGAAGGCTCAAAAGCATTTAGATATGTAGGTACAGACCATGACCCAATGACACACTCACACCCTATAAGTAAAGAAGAATTACACCTTGACGCATATGGCAAAAAGGTTTTTAAACAAACAAACGGCTGGGATTATGATACAGGCGAATTTCACTACAGTGAAAAATGGTAAAGTTTATTAAAGAGTGGTGGGCTATGTATAAAGCAAGTAAATGGTTTGATAAAAACCCTGCTGCTCAAGCTAGATTTGAAGATTTAGAAGATTGGATAGAAGAATTAGAGGACAGAGTAATAGCATTAGAAACTAAAGAAGAAGTTTCAAAAGAGTCCGTTAGAAAATGGGCTGAGGAGAATAGTGATGGCTGATGTGGAGAAAAAGACCATACAGATAGAACTAGAAGTAGACACAAAAACAGTTGATAGTAGTAAAAATCCTTATCAAAAATGGATATATTTATCCCAAGCAGTTGATAGCTGGAGGATATTTCCTAGAGCATTTTTAGGAATTTATATGTTTTTATTATACTATTCTACAATGTGGTTTATGGACTTAGAGGCTCCAACATTAGAGCAATCAGGTTTAATAAGTATCATTGTAGGTGCGGGAGCAGCATGGTTTGGACTATATGCTGGCACTTCAAAAAATAAGATTAACTCAAAATAGTTCTTGACTTCTAGTTTCATTTTTAGTATAATATATCATTATGAATATTTTTATATTAGATGAAAACATTGAAAAGTGTGCGCAGTATCACTGCGATAAACATATTATCAAAATGATACTAGAGTCTGCACAGTTATTGTGCACAGCACATTGGATAAATAAATATGCAGGGTTCATACCAAGAAAACTCGAAAGTAAGGAATGGGAAGAAGTTAGAAAGCACAAGACGAATGACCCTCGTGATTTCCCTTATCTTCCTACTATGCATAACCACCCTTGTAGCATCTGGGTACGCAGTAGTCTCGACAACTATGAATGGTTATATAGACTCACAGATGAACTCAACAAGGAGTACGGATATAGATATGGAGGTAAGTCTCACAAGTCAATGCATGAAGTCGTATCTAACCTCCCCTTACTCGATATTCCTCGGCGTGGACTTACTCCCTTTGCACTCGCTATGCCAGACTCATGCAAAGGAGATAATGCAGTACAGGCGTACAGAAAGTTCTACCACGAAGATAAAGGTACCTTCGCAACGTGGAAGGTCAGAGGACAACCAGAGTGGTGGGAACAAGAACTAGCTTGGACTGAAAAAAGGATTACTGCCCAATGAGAGTAGTAAAAAAGAAAGCTCATGAGAACCTTACTGATGAAAGTATCAGTAAGGTTATTAGTTTATTAAGACAAGATAGTCCTATTACGAAAAAAGAAGCTTGTGAAATTCTGAACATTAGGTATAACACGACCAGACTTCAGAATATAATAGATGACTTTGAACAAACTCTTGCTAGAAAGGAGAGGTTCAAAGCAGAAAAGAGAGGCAAAGCTGCTTCTCAAGAAGAAATAAGTCAAGTCGTAAGGGGCTACATAGACGGACAAAATGTATCTAACATTGCAGAGGGAATGTATCGTTCTCCTGCATTTGTAAAAAATATCATAAATAGATTGGGAGTTCCACAAAAACAACCTGCTAATTATGATAAAAAGAGAGATACACTTTTGCCCGAAGAATGTGTAGCAGAAGAATTCCAAGTGGGCGAAAAAGTTTGGCTTCCAAGAGAAAACAACTTTGGTATAATTAAATACGAAATTACAGTTGAATATCAAAGAAGTAAGCCTGGCTTAAAAGAATGTGATTACTTACAAAAGTATGGCGCTAAAGGATACAAAGTTGATGTTTTAACGCCTTGCGATTTAAGTGATACACTTATGCCGTGGCTTGATGGAAGAAAAGCAGGATATAATAGTTTTGCTCTCGCTTATGATATAGGGAGTATTAGACACTTGGAAAAATACTTGTGATAGGAAATAAATATGGAATTAACCACCACAATAGCAGTATTCTATTTTGCAGGAGTTTTGACAGCTATGTATAGTTTATACATACCTGCATGGAACTTTGTTAGAGCAGCACAACCAAATAATATGATGGTAAGGCTTTATATAAGAGCCGCCCTTGTAGTATTTATTATGTTCTCTCTAGTTATGCCTTTTCTAATTATAGTTATGCTAATACCTAGTTTAACTGACTCATTTATAAAAGGTTTTGCAAAAGGAATGATGGGAATGAATATATAATGGCATATAGTAAAGAAGTAGTAGATAGATTTGAGAAAGTTCTTAAAAATCCAAAGGACTTTGCAGTTGGTAAATTTGACCCACAGGCACCCAATGTAGCAACAGCTATGGTGGGAGCACCTGCGTGCGGCGATGTCATGAAACTACAACTTCGCCTCAATGATGAAGGAATAATAAATGGAGTCAAATTTAAGACTTATGGTTGTGGCTCTGCCATTGCTTCTTCATCTTTGTTTGTAGATATGCTACAAGGCAAAACAATAGAAGAAGCAAAACAAATAACAAATAAAGAAATCGCCGAAGCACTAAGCCTTCCTGCAATTAAGTTGCATTGTTCAATTTTAGCAGAAGAAGGAATAAGAAAAGCTATCGAAGATTGGGAAGGAAAAGTTGCAAAAAGAAAGCATAATCAATAAAATGCCCAAAAGAGAATTTACAACCCCTCACAGAGTTGAGTGGCAAGACCATGTAGCTAACATTGTTAGAGCAATAGACCTGCATCAAAGAAAGTTAGTAAATTCTGAAGATAGCTCACATCAATTAAAGCAAATTGTACTTTTACAACAATGGCTTCATAATCAAAAAAGTTTTATTATAGGAAAAGAAGAAGATGGAAAATGAACTATTAAAATTATTAATAATACACTTGACTGGAGAAATAGCAAAACATAAAGCAAATCTAAGTGTTTACTTATCTAACCCTGTTGGGATTGGAGAACACCCAGACATCATAGAAGCAATGCGAGGAGAACTTTCAAAGTTAGCCGCTGCTGAGGAAGAATTAGATACATTATCTAAGCATTTTTCTAAGTAAGTGAAAAATAGTTCTTGACTTCACCTCTAATTTTTAGTATAATATAATAATTAGAAAAAGTAAGTTATGAGTGATAGATTTTACAGTCAAATGATTCAAGCAACTGGTTGGGCACCTGGCTTTAGAAACACATCAACTCGTAACGAATATGAATTGAAATTTGGAAAAACACGGAGAAAACGAATGGCATGGGACGATGCAAAGAAAGCGCAAGCAGTTGAAATGTATCAGGAAGCAGAACCAACACCTGATACTTCTGTGGAGATAGTTAAAGATATAGCTGAAGAGCTAGGCGAATCTCCAAACGGGGTAAGAATGATACTCACAAAAGCTGGAGTATATGTAAGAAAGAACCCTGTTTCTACATCAAGTAAATCAAATGGAAATGGTGGCGGAAGAGTGAGTGTAGCTGATGCACAAGCTAAATTAACTTCTGTTCTAGTAGATGCTGGACAAAATGTTGATGAAGCAATTATCGCTAAGCTTACTGGAAAAGCAGCCGTTTACTTTGCCAATATAGTAGAGAACATACACAGTTAGCATTGCTGTTGCTGGCAAGGGGTTGTAATTAGCCCCTTGCTTTTACTGTACCTGTTGTTACCACCTCGACAACTAACGATTCAAAAGATTTTGTTGGATTAGTTCGGAGGAAAAATGACAAAAGACGACTTCAAGAAGAAGGTTGATGAAGCAGGGGATGCAGTAATAACCTATAAAAGTTTAAGGTCAAGAAAACAAAAATACAATATATGTACTAGAGATTTCTCTACGAAGTATATACAAGAAAAGAAAACTCGTGCAAAGGAAGATGCTTCCACAGTACTTTTGTTTTGTTGGGATACTGACTCTTATAGATTACTTAAATTTAAAAGTGTAATAAGTATACTTCCGTTAAACAAGATACTAAAAAATGATTGATTTAACGGCACCAAGTATCTATGAAAAAGTAATTCAGGAAACTGACACAGAACAAGTGCGTCTTGTAATAAATACCTTCCGAGACACAGAATACATATCAATAAGAAAATACTATCTAGACTTCGAAGAAGTTTGGAAACCTAGTAAAGATGGCATTACCATGCCGATAGATTTCAATAATACTAGGAACTTACTTGCTGGAATGCTTGAAATAGTTTCTCTTGCCGAGAGCAAAGAAGTTATTGAGCAGGAATTTAAAGAAGTCCTAGACCAAATTTACCTCACCTAAAAATAGTTCTTGACATTTAGTTTAAAACTTAGTATAATATATTTATGATTATTAAAGGTAGTATGAATTATGACCAATTCGGTCGCAAACTCAAACGAAAAGGAAAGCTCCGTTCGTCTAGTCAGGTCAGGACGACTGCCTGTCGAGCAGTTAGCAAGGGTTCAAATCCCTTACGGAGCGCCAAGAAACCTTGCTCTACGAAAGAGGAGTTTCTTGAAAGACTTAAATCCGTTTCGAGTAATTCTACAACAAAAACAGATTGGAAACTTGAAGAAAGTAGAAAACATACTGTGGCTCCAGCATATAATAAAGGAGCCTATCAAGTTATACCTAAAAATGAAGTAAAGGATATAGGAAGATGAGTTATAATCCCACATCAGAATTAGAAGCATTTATTAATAGAGCTAGAATAGCTTATTATAATGGTATGCCTCTAATACCTGATGAATTATATGATGTATTGGAAAAGCGTTCAGGTTTAATAGAAGATATTGGACATGAACTTGAGCCAAGAGATTCTAGGTTTAACCATTTATACCCTATGTATTCTTTACAAAAAGTCTATGAAGGAGATAAGCCTCCCAATTATGGAAGAAACCCTGTAGTAGTTTCTCCTAAGTTAGATGGTGCTGCAGTAGCTTTAACATACTTAAATGGAAAGCTAAATCAAGCATTAACTAGAGGAGATGGTAAAGCAGGACTAGATTGTACTCCACAAATGAGAGAATTATTACAATTCGATTTACCCGAAGAAGCCACCGCAATACCTATTCAAATAACAGGAGAGTTAGTGGCTCCTAAAACAATTCCTAATGCAAGAAATTATGCAGCAGGAGCATTAAATTTAAAATCTTTATTTCAGTTCAAAGAAAGACAAGTATTCTTTATAGCATATGGAATACAACCCTACTTAGAGGAGTCTTATACTGATAATTTAATAAAACTTAATGAGTGGGGATTTGAAACCTGCATAGATAGTCCTTATTTAGAGTTTCCTCATGATGGCGAGGTATTCAGAGTAGATAGTAATAATTACTTTGAAGAGCTTGGTTACACATCAAAACACCCAAGAGGAGCTTTTGCTCTAAAAGAAAAACCTGATGGCATAGTAACAAAACTATTAGATGTACTATGGCAAGTAGGAAAAAGTGGTGCAATATCGCCAGTGGCTGTACTAGAGCCAATAAATATCGATGGCGCTATAGTATCAAGAGCAACTTTACATAATAGTGCAGTAATTGAAGGTCTTGGACTAGAGATAGGTTGTACAGTAGAGGTCATAAGGGCAGGGGGAATTATTCCCCAAGTAATATCACGAGTGGATTAATTATGAAATTTAACTACAAAGTAAAGGTTGAGTTTAAAGACAAACCTGTAGAGGCAGTATATACATTTGAAAGACTAAGCGATGCTTTAGACTTTCAGTATAGAGTGTCAAATATGAATGAATGTAATTTTAGTTTAGTAGCAGAAGAAGAAAGTGAGCAAAGACAGATTTGAAAATACCTATCGCCCTCTTCCAGACATTGTACACTTAGACTACTCGCCTATTGAAGGCATGGGAGTATTTGCTAAGTTTGATTTAGATGGAAAGATATGTATAGGAATAACTCATATTGCACCTCGTGCAAAAGATTTACCTAGACAAAGAACTCCGCTCGGAGGCTTCATTAATCATAGTGATAATCCTAACTGTTTTATAGTAGTAGAAACAGACTGGTCAAGAATGTATACAGTACGACCTATAATGCAAGGAGAAGAATTAACAGTTTATTATACAGGATATTAAATGAAAAAATTAAAATTTATTTACGTTTGTATGTTTATTTATTTATTTGGATTCGCCGTAGTTGCGTGTTCATCAATACAAGGAAGTTGGGGAGCAAAACAAAGTACAAATCTTTGTTTTTTCAATGTAAAAGGAAACCCTATCTGTCAAGAACCAATTAGAGGCACTATGCTTTGTGGTACTACAGAAGCTGGGCAGAAAGTTTGTGTTGATATGAAACCTGCTTCAACTTACTAATGGCTGGAGGCATATACAATGCTACTTACTTCAAAAACTATCCCGAAGAATGTGATAGAGAAGGAGTATTGTATGGAGTCATTCTAGTAAATAAAGAAACATTTGAAAGAGAATGTATTAAAGTTGGTATTGCTAGTGGCAAAGACTGGCGTCATGTCGTAAAGAGAAGCAGAGGCTTTAGAGGATATGATTTAAGAATACAACGAACTTACCACTCTACCCTATTCCATGTGTGGCAAATTGAGCAATTGCTACATGAAAAATTTAAACACGATAGTTATCAGCCTAAAATCAAATTTGGTGGACATACAGAGTGTTTTAAAATTTCTTCGCTCATTCTTCGGGACTTCCCGAAAAATAGTTCTTGACAAATCATGTCCGATTTGTTATAATATATTAATATAAAAATTGGAGAAGAAAGAATTGAGAGAAATAGTTCCACCCACACATTGTCCTGCCTGTAGCGCAGAACTTGTATGGCAGAAGGATATACTATACTGCATGAATAAAAACGAATGTCCTGCTCAATCTACTAAAAAAGTTGAGCATTTTGCAAAAACTTTAAAGATTAAAGGACTCGGACCAGCAGCTATAGAAAGACTCGACTTGTTCTCAATCTCTGATATTTATAATCTAACCGAACAAGATTTGATAGAGGGGTTGGATTCAGAGAAATTAGGTACGAAGTTACACGCAGAAATTGAAAAAAGTAAGACTGCCGACCTAATAACTCTCTTACCAGCTTTTTCGATACCGCTGATAGGTCAAAGCGCTTCAAACAAGTTTAGAAATAAAATTTCGACTATTAGCGAGATAACCCTAGAAAAATGTAACGAAGTTGGTCTGGGGCCTAAAGCGGCGTCGAACCTTGTTAGTTGGTTAGAAAACACTTTTCATTCCGAAAAGTTTTACGAGTTGCCGTTTTCATTTACTTGTGAGATAACCTTTACTGAAGAAAAAAGTAAAGGTACAGTATGTATCACAGGGAAATTAAAGTCTTATAAGACTAAAGCGATTGCACAGCAAATTTTAATGCAAAACGGATTTGATGTAAAGGACAATCTCACAAAAGATGTTAATTACTTGCTAAACGAAAGTGGAATCGAAAGTGCAAAAACACAGAAGGCTCATTCAATGGGCATAACAGTATATAACAATATAAAACAATTATTAAACACGGAGAATAATCATGGCACTACCTAAGTGGACAGATGAAAGAACTCAACAATTAACTGACTTTGTTGGTTCTGAAAGCCCGATTTCTCAAGCTACAGTTGCTGAAGCAGCTGAGCAATTAGAAACTTCTACAAGAAGTGTTTCTTCTAAATTGAGAAAAATGGGATATGATGTTGAATTAGCTTCAGCATCTGCGAGTAAATCTTTTAGCCAAGAGCAAGAAGATACTTTAAGAAACTTTGTAACTGACAATTCTGGAAGTTACACTTATGCAGAAATTGCTTCTAACTTTGAAGGCGGAGCATTTTCAGCAAAATCAATTCAAGGTAAGATTCTATCTATGGAACTTACTGGTCATGTAAAACCTGCTCCTAAGCAAGAAACAGTAAGAACTTATACTCCTGAAGAGGAAGATACGTTTGTTTCTATGGTTAAAGATGGTTCCTTTGTTGAAGAAATTGCAGACGCTTTAGGCAAATCTGTAAATTCTATCAGAGGAAAAGCTTTATCTTTACTTAGAAGTGGAGACATTGACGGAATACCAAAGCAAAAAGAAACTAAAGGTTCTAGCAAAGCTGATGTCTTAGCTGACCTTGATATTGCAGGTATGACTGTTGAAGAAATAGCTGACGAAATTGGCAAGACTGTAAGAGGCGTGAAAACAATGTTGACCAGAAGAGGTCTTCAATGTGCTAATTACAATGGAGCTGCTAAAAAAGAAATCGGTTAATTAGCAATGTTTAAGTAAGGGAGTTCGCTCCCTTACTTATTCTTGGGAGAGATAAGTGAATATTGCTAGTGCTTTACTAAAACAAATTATTGTTGAAAACGACTTTGACACTTGGTCAGGGCTGAAAGATATTTATCTTCCCAGCGAGTATCAAGGGATTTATCGTGCCCTAAGCAAACATATTGACACATATCAAGAACTTCCTAGTCTGGAAGAATTTAAAGCAGGATTAAGAGATAGAAGTCTACAAGAAAAAGTAGTCGCAATGGAAACTGTTGAAGTAGATGTTTCTGCTGACCTGTTATTAGATTATCTCAAGAATGAATTTACACAAAGTGAAATACTAAATGAATTAGATGAATTCGTTGATAGTACAGTAGCTATTGCAACAGCAGAAGAAAATATAGAAGGACTACAAGAAATAGTTCTAAAGGTAAGTGATAAAGTAGATGTCAAGCCGCCTGAAGAAAGTATGCAGGCTATCAATCTTTTTGAAGATGATGTTGAACTCTCTAGGTATTTACCTTTAGGATTAAATAGTGAATATGATTCACAAATACAATTCTCTCCCAAAGACTTGGTGCTTGTGGGAGGCAGACGGGGTGCTGGGAAGTCTGTTACTTGTTGTAATTTAGCAAGTACAGTTTATGACTCAGGTCGCTCTGCCATTTATTTTACTATAGAGATGGATAGTAGACAAATTCTTCAAAGAATATGTTCTATCTCAACTGGTGTACCTCTCAAGAGATTACGCAGTAAGAATCTTTCTAGTGAAGAATGGAATCTAGTTGGAGGTTGGTGGGCAGGTCGTTTTCAAGAAAGCGACCAAGCCCTCTATGAATTTGAACGAGATAGAGACTTTGAAAAATTTCATAGTTCTCTCTCAAAACTCAAACTAGATGAAGAAAGGCAGATAGATGTGGTTTATGACCCAGCACTTAGTTTATCGAGAATGCAGTCTGAACTTGATAAAAAAGTGAAGACTCTCGATGTTGGAATAATCATAGTTGATTATCTCAACCAAGTTCGCCGCCACAATGTGCCAAGTCGCTCAGGGCAGTATGATTGGACAGAGCAAATAGAAGTTAGTAAACGACTAAAAATATTTGCTCAAGACTATGAAACATTAGTCTTTGCCCCATACCAAACTGATGCGAGTGGAGAAGCAAGATTTGCAAAAGGAATATTAGATGCAGCCGATGCAGCTTACTCATTAGAAACATGGGAACAAGAAGATAGATGTATGACATTTAACTGTGTTAAAATGAGAAGTAATGTAATGTCAAGTTTTTCATCAGAAGTTGATTGGGAAAGTTTGAAGATTGGTCCGCAATCGCAATTAAGTCCTAAAGAAAGAGAAGCAGTAGAAAAGTCAATGAAAACTGGAGAGGAAGTAGACGACTTATGATATGGTATACAGAAAAACAATTAGAAACAGCTTGGAAAACATATTTCAAAGTATGTAATGAAAATATGATTACACCTCTAACAATAGATGATTTTAGACCCATCTATGAACAAATATGTGCACAAGCTATGGGAGTAGAAGATGAAATTCAATGAACTTAAAAAAGAAAAAGAGCAGGGAAATATTGATGAATGTAGATGGTGTCAAGAACAAGACCCAGAAACAGACAGAAAAATTCATTACAAATGCTGGATTAGATAATGGCATACGATAGAATTGACCCAAGAGAAGCCCGTACTATATGGTTTCCTAAATTTACTGTTGAGCACATGACAGCTAGTGAATTATTAAGTAAAGAAATCAACCAGTTAGAGCTTACAAATAGAGTTCCTGTCAATACACCACTTCTTGCAAGTGTAGAAAGAGAAGGGTTTAAAAACCCTTTTCTTTGCATGAATAATTATTGGTGTATAGCAGGCTCACAAAGATTAAGAGTAGCCCATGCAATACGAGAAGAAAATTCTTCTTGGGATGCAGTAGTTACAGTATATAAACTACTTGAACACCCTTGGGAACCTTTACACTTATGGAAGCAAGAGCAAATTGTTGCTATTTACTTTCAAATGTTAGAATTAGTATTTAAAAGTTTATATTACCCTCATGACACTGATGATGGTGGTAATGATATGATTTGGTACGAAGAATTAGGAGATAGATTAGAAGGTTGGAATGTAAAACCTTTTTCTACTGAAGAAGATGACAGTTGAAGAATTATTAATAGAACAGAAGATTCCCTACAAACAGTCCCCAAGAGACTTTGTAGTTCGTTGTCTTAATCCTGAACATGATGATAAT